AAGCGAAGTTTGCATCTGGAAAGACCCGGTTACTGCTATGCAGCGCACCAAGGCTCTAGGACTGTTGCACAAGACCGTCCGAGGAAACGCCAGCATGAGCCGGCAAGGAATCCCGGACTATCTTGTGACCATGCGTGCGCCCGGCGATGTAGAGGATAGGGTGATGCACGGAGACGACTATCCGGTTAGCAAGTGGCAGCAAATCGCGTCGCCGATATGGACCGACATCGACCCGAACGACACATTGCAGTTTCGATCCGCTCGTGAACACGACGACGAAAGGCACATCTGCCCGCTGCAGCTTGAGGTAATCCGACGAGGCATTGATCTATGGACCAATCCTAATGACGTGGTGTTGAGTCCTTTCGCCGGCATTGCCAGCGAAGGATACGTGGCGATCGAGATGGGCCGCAGGTTCGTTGGTGTCGAATTGAAGGCCAGTTACTACGAGCAAGCTAAGCAGAATCTAAGGAACGCCACGGCTCAATCATCCCTTTTCGCGGCGGCGTGAACATGGAAGAATTCGACCTGTTCTGGGCCCAGTATCCCCGCAAGGTAAGCAAGGGAGACGCCCGCAAAGCATGGTTGCAGACTTCCACTATCCGCCCCGACATTCAGTGCTTGCTAGCGTCTTTAGAGAAGGCCAAGAGAAGCGTTGACTGGCACAAGGAAGACAGAGAGGGGAACATCGGTGCATACATTCCATACCCAGCCTCGTGGCTTCGCGCGGAAGGATGGGACAACGAGTATGAGATCCGCCTGCCGTCTGTCGGGAGCCGGTTGCCAGAGCCTAAGCCTGAGCCTACGGTTACGGCGGAGCAGAAGGAAAGAGCGCGGGAAGAGTTGAATCAGTTAAGGGACAAGTTGAGACTTAGGAGCGTGGCATGAACGTGGACGAGGTCGATATGGGCGATTTCCTTGACGCGCAAATGGCGTATCTGGATGCTCAGGAGAGGATGGTAGAGAGGCCGTTCATTCCGCCAACATCAACGACCAATGCGCACATGTTCGACTGGTCATGCCAGTCCTGCGGGCTGAAGTTGCAGGTTAAGTACGGGACGCGGTTCGAGCATCGGTGCCAGCCGAAAGAAGCTTGGCATTGCTCCAAGTGCAACACAAGCGGAAGCATTCTTGAGCATGCGAAGTTCCACACCTGCCAACTCACCCGCCAGCAGGTTGAGGACGCATATCGCAAGGCTGGATTGCTGGCAGATCGGGAGACGGCGAATCCGTCCGCACAGGCCGGGGTGCATGAGCCGGCCACTTCCCGCCCCTATCAGCAAAGCTCCTACGACGCCCTAGCTCGTTGGCGCAACCCGGCGCTGGGAGAGTGGTGATGCGCAGGCTTCTTGGGGACCGAAATCAATGCCCGACGTGCAAGTTGTACTTCAACAGTACTGCGGCATTCGATAAGCACCGGACGGGAAAATTCTCCAAGTACTTGGATCGTCGTTGCTTGTCTCAGGACGAGATGAAGGCAAAAGGGATGACGCAAAATGCGGCCGGATTTTGGGTCGGTAAACCTATGACTGAAAGGGTCTGGTGAATGTTCATCTTCCTGTTCGGACTCTGCGTAGGGCTGGTGCTTGGATATTGGCTGGCGATCATGCGTAACAGTGACATGGGGGACTGGTGAATGATCGAGACCTACATTGATGGCAAAGGAATCCCAACCCTGCGCCATTTGATGGACGACGAAGCTATCTGCGTAGACGACCGTCAAGCGTGGAAGCAAGAGAGAGAAGAGAAGAAGGCGCAACTGATCGAGCATCTTTCGTCGCGCAAAGAGCCGGTTAGCACTCCGGACCTTGCGGAGATCGTCGAGTCGGACGTGCGAAACGTGTGGTCCTGGCTAAACAGGATGAAGCAGGCCGGAAAGGTCAAGATCGCGCGTACTGAACGCGTTTACACGAAGGGCGTTCCGACGAAGACGATATGGTGGACTGTCCCGAATGCCTGACGCTTGCGACCTACAACCTAGCATGCGTGGACTGCGTACGAAGGTTGATCCGAAGCCATCCAAGTCGGCTAAGGCCAGGGCTAAAGCAGCATCTGGACAAAACAAGTCCGGGAAGCTGGGCAAGAGCCGAAGCCGCAGCGTTAGCCTCCCTACGCTCCGCCGCAAAGCCTGGGGACTGTTCAGCAAGTACATCCGCCAACGAGACGCAGGAGGCTATGGTCACCTCCTGTGTTGTTGCTGTGGATCCGCCGTTAGAACAGAAGACGCCCACGCTGCCCACTTCATCCATTGTTCAAGGCAGTCTTTTTTGAGCTATGACGAGCGGAACATCCACGGATGTTGCGTCAAGTGCAACGTCTATCTACACGGTAACCTGATCGAATACACGCTGTTTATGCAACAGAAGTACGGTCAGGATGTGATTGACGAGTTGCGCCAGATGAAGCACTCGAAGCTCTACCTGTTGCGCTCCGATCTTGAAGCGATCATCGAGAAATACAGGGAGTACGCATGAGCTGGGAAAGAGTAGGCAAATCCCAGTTCCCGCAAGACCGTCTCGAATATCACGACGACCTTATCTACCCTGTAACTCAACCCAAACTCAACCCGTGGCTATGGCTGCGGAAAATCCGAGAGGATGCACATGCAAAAGCTGGCCGCACTGGCACTCGCCGCAAGTCTCACTTGCCCCGTCTTCGCTCACGAGAAGCCTGATCCGAAACCTCAGCCACAAGCTACAAAGCAGCGTTCGGAGATCAAGACTGACCTGTACGTTGCCGGTGCTGCTGCGCTACTTGTCGGCGTGGTGATCTACCAAAACGAGAAGCACAAGGTAGAAGTCAAGAAGGCCGAAGACTCAACTACTCCGGTTTTGGTGTATACGCGTCGGTTCTAGAGTTAAAATAGGCCGAAGATGATTCGCCCCCTTATAGACTATGTCCTGGTTCAGGTCGAAAAAGAACATCAAACGGCTGCCGGCCTTGTTGTCTTCTCCGCAAAAGGAATCCGAGACAGTCAATCCCAATACGGCCACCGAGGTACCGTCCTTGCTGTCGGTCCCGGCCGTAAAGACAAACGAGGGAGAATCCAGCCAACTACAGTCAAGCCCGGAGACTTAGTCAGGTTCGGCGAATTCCAGTTCAAAGAGCTAGACGGGAATCAGGTGCTAATCCAGGAAGCAGACATCACTGGAATCGAAGAATGACCGATCAAGAACTCCGAGACGAACAACGCGCAGTCCTAGAAACACTGCGCGATCGCATCTACACTTCTGCAACCACCGAAGACCATGATGCAGCGCAGGACAAGATTGCTCGCTGCCTGAACGCTATAGCTGTTGGCCGCTGGAACAAAGACGAATGGGTATGAACGGCTCTCTAGTAACCACGGAAGAAGCCAAGCTTAGGCTTATCAACCTGCTCCGCATGCTTCCCGACTCCCAAGACAGACTAGACGTAATAGGCCACTTCTGCCCATCCTGCGGAGATAGCCTTAGAATCGTCTCAGGTGATTTTGTCCAGTGCATGTGCGACATGGAACAAGACAGCATCCTGACAGCATGAGCGGCAAAACTACCCATAAGCCTGAGTACGACCAGCAAGTAGAAAAGCTGTGTCGCTTAGGCGCAACAAACGATGATGTCGCCAACTTCTTTGGCGTTGCAACATCAACAATCGGCAAATGGATAGCCGAGATTCCCTCATTCTCGGATGCCCTAAAGGCTGGGCGAGAAAAAGCTGACGCAGAGGTTGCTGACCGGCTCTACAGGCGAGCCCTTGGATATTCGCACCCTGCCGTCAAGATCTTCGCGGACGTGAAGTCAGGCGAAGAGAAGATTGTTGAGTACACCAAGCATTACCCGCCTGACACTACGGCATGCATCTTCTGGCTGAAGAATCGCCGGCCTGATGTTTGGCGGGACAGGGTGGAGCACGTAATGAGCCGCAAGCTAGCGGAAGAGTTGCCTGATGACGAACTTGTCCGCATCGCCCAAAGTCACGCCACAGATGGCAGCCAAGGAGCTGCTAACAAGGCGGGCCGCAAGGCGAAGCTTCCTCCCGTACATTGAATACCTAGATCTAGGAATTACCCCTGCCGCTCACCATAGGCTACTGATCGAGCGCCTAGAGAGAGTAGCCAAGGGCGAAACGCCACGCCTGATGATCCTGATGCCTCCGGGGTCAGCGAAGTCAACGTACACCAGCGTCCTGTTTCCCCCGTGGTTCATGGGCTGCAATCCTGGCCTGTCAGTCCTCGGGGTATCAAACACGACAGAGCTCGCCGAGCGGTTCAGCCGAAGGTCTAGAGCCATTGTCTCAAGCGCTCGATGGATGAATCTATTCAACGGTGGCGTCAGTGAAGAAGCGGGATCCGCTGGAAACTGGGAAACAACGACAGGATGCGAGTTCTTCGCCGCAGGAGTCGGCAGCGCTATTGCTGGCCGACGCGCTGACCTTGGACTTATCGACGATCCCATAAAAACCCGGGAAGAGGCCGATTCGGAGCGAGTTAGGGAGAAGCAATGGGACTGGTACGTCAACGACTTCCTGACGCGTCTAAAGCCTGGTGCGCGGCAGATCCTGATCCAGACACGCTGGCATGAGGACGACCTAGGCGGACGAATCCTTGAGCGCGAACGGGAAAGATGGGATATTCTCTGTCTTCCGATGGAAGCGCTTACTAACGACCCATTGGGACGCAATCCCGGAGACAGACTTTGGCCAGACTGGTTCACTGAAGAGATGGTAGAGACAGCCAAGCGCGACACGCGCGCATGGAATGCTCTGTATCAGCAAGATCCCGCACCTGAGTCGGGAGACTTCTTCACGCGCGAGATGTTCGGGGAGTACCAAGTACTTCCCACTGAGTTGAACCTGTACGGGTTCAGCGACTACGCAGTGACTGACGGTGGCGGAGACTTCACGGAACACGGGGTCTTTGGGATCGACTGGAACGGAGATCTTCACGTAGTCGATTGGTGGTACGGGCAAACCTCGTCGGATGTGTGGATCGAGGAACAGATCAACCTGATTGCCCGCCACAAGCCTATCTGCTGGTACGGGGAGTCTGGTCCGATCCGCAAGGCTATCGAGCCGTTCCTGAAGCGCCGGATGATTGAGCGCCGGACAATGTGCCGCCTGGAATGGCTCCCTAGCATCAATGACAAGATTGCGCGCGCCAGAGCTATCAGTGCTCGAGCAAGCATGGGAAAGGTCTTTCTGCCGAAGTCCAATCCTCCGTGGCTGTCTCATGTGATGGGCCAGCTCATGCGCTTCCCTGGCGGGAGGCATGACGACGCGGTGGACGTGTTCAGCCTTGCCGGCCGGGCTATTGATGCCATGCCTGCGACACGAGTGCCTAAGCGGACCCCGGCGCATGTGAACCAAGAGTTCGGCGGAAACCACGGGTGGATGGCATGACCTGCGAGCGCTGCCAGTTGCAAGAAATGAACAGGCTCTATACCCGGCAGAGCGCGCTGCGATACATGGTCGAGCTATTCAAGCTCACTCCGGACAAGATTGAGTATCGGTTGGCTCATGACGACTTTGTGCCGCGCGGACAAATGGTCTCTGGCTTGGAGGCTTCGTTAGATGAGGTCACGGACGAGATCCGCCGACGCAACGAAGAAGCCAAGAAATGATGTGCCCCAAGTGCCAGTATGACCAAGCAGTCAGGGACGCTCATGGCATCCGCATCCGGGTCAACTGCGTGCACATTCCTGCGCTGCTCAAACCTCCCGTGACCGCAGAGCCAAAGAAGCGCGGGCGTCCGCCAAAGGTAAAGCATGGCCGATAGCAAAGTCGAAGAAGCCGTAGAGTTCCTGAAGCTCTCCGAGGATGCGTTCTCTACCATCCGCGCAGAGGGGATGGATGATCTGCGGTTCAGCTACGGCGACCAATGGCCCGTCGAGCAGCAGAACAGCCGCAAGCTTGAGAATCGTCCCTGCCTGACCGTCAACAAGCTCGACGCGTACATCCGACAGGTTACGAACGGACAGAGACAGCAGCGTCCGCGCATTGACGTGCACCCAGTGGATAGCTTTGCCGATCCCAAGATCGCGAAGGTCATCAAGGGAATCACTAGGCATATCGAAGTAAACAGCAACGCCGACCATGCGTATGACCTAGCTTTCGACTTCGCTGTCCGGGCTTACGTTGGATACTTCCGTCTTCGAGCTGACTATTGCCGGCCGGATAGCTTCGATCAGGACATCTACATCGATGCGGTAGTCAACCCATGGTCGGTGCGGTTCGATCCCATGTCGGAACTTCCTGACGGATCGGATCAAAAGCAATGCCTGATCACGGACGAGATCAAGCGTGATCTATACCGGAAGCTCTACCCTGGGAGCGAAGCGTGCGATTTCGAACCCTCGCAGGGTGACGACAGGGTTGCGGATTGGGTCCAGAAAGAGACGATCCGAGTCGCGGAGTATTACTACATCCGCCAGACAAAGGATCGGCTGGTGGCGATTGCTGACATGAATGGCAATGTTCGCCAAGGATTTGCCAGCAAACTCGGCGCATCTAGCATAGACGAAGCCTTCTTGACTTCTATCGGCCAGCGGATCATCGGAGATAGGCCGACGCTTCGTAACGAGGTTAAGTGGTGCAAGGTCAACGGTGTCGAAACACTGGAAGAACGGGATATTCCTGGTCAATACATTCCTGTTGTTCCGGTCTATGGCACGACGCTGATTGTTGACGGGAAGAAAAAGATCTTCGGAATGGTGCGGATGGCTCGTGATCCGCAGCTCATGTACAACTACTGGGCGACGACGGCTACCGAATCTGTCGCGATGGCTCCGAAGGCCAAGTGGCTCATCCCTGAAGGAACGGATGAGGGCTACGAAAACGACTTCGCTGCCGCCAATACGTCCACTAAAGCCGTCCTTCGATACAAGCCTATGGACCTGAATGGTCAGCCTGGGAAGCCAGAAAGGATCCAACCAGAACCACCGCCGGAAGGCATCCTGACTTCGCTGGCGATGGTCAGCCAAGACCTGCAAAGCGTGCTTGGCATCTTTGACCCTGCGATCGGTAAGCCGCAGAACAACGACAAGTCGGGTAAAGCGATCAAGGCCGAACAAGCTCAGTCGGATGAGTCGAATTTTCACTACTTCGACAACCTCACGCAGTCGATCAAGCACGCGGGACGGATTATCCTTGGGTGGATTCCGACGTATTACGACCGCCAGCGGGTTGTCCGGATCATCGGTGACGATGGCAAGCCGGACATGCTCACGGTCAACCAGCCGGGGACCGATGCGAACGGCATCCAACGCGTTCTCAACGACGTGACGATTGGGACCTATGACGTTGTGATGGATTCGGGTCCGGGATATCAGACTCAACGTCAAGAGTCAGTCGAGATGATGCTTGCGGCGACTAAGGGCTACCCGAAATTGTGGGAAGTAGCGGGCGATTTGATCTTCCGCAACTCGGATTTCCCGGGCGCTGAAGTCATTGCTGACCGTCTTGCTGCCACTAACCCGCTTGCCGGCATTGACGACAAGTCCGAGATTCCTCCCCGCGTGCAGATGCAGATCATGCAACTTCAAAAGCAGTTGCAGGATGCCGAGGGAGTCATCGCACATGCCAAGCAAGACCTTGAACAGCGCATCGGGGTCAAGATGGCCGAGCTCAGCGCGCAAGGTCAGATTGAGATGGCCAAGATCGCCGCCGAGGAAAGGGCGAAACAGGCCGAGATTCGCGCGGAGATGATCCAGGCTCAACAGGCAACACAGTTGGAGATCTTCCAAGCAGAGCAGGTAGATAAGTCAGAGATGGCCAAGAAGGAATACGAAGAACGTATCCGGGCTGCGACGGAACACCAGAAGATGCTGGCCAACGCTGCGATTGAAGAACACAAAGCACAACTGGCTGCGATTCAAGCCGATGCAGATCGCAAGTTCGATGCGTGGAAGACGCTGATTGACGGCGAAGTCAAGGTAATGATTGCCGGGATGGGGGCCGCTAAGTCTGCGCCCGCCAAAGACAACGACGGAGACGCTGACAAGCCCAAAGAGTCTGCGACCGCTCCTGAGCTTGCCCAGATGACCGCAGCCATCGCTGACGCCATTGCAGGCTTCCGAGAGGCTGTGGACCAGATGTCCAAGGTTGCCGGAGCGGAGCGTGAGCTTGTGCGCGATCCTGTGACCGGCCGTGCCAAGGGCATGCGGCTGGTGATGCAGTAATTAAC